GCTTTTGTCGTTATCGCTGACGTCAAGTGGCTGGGTCACAAAAAGCAAGCCATAAATAAGCGACATGGTGGCAACCACAAAAGTAAGCGACAGCGCACATGCGACAATGAAAATGAGGCGTGCTTTTATTTGCTCGCTGGTCATGCGTTCTGGGTGGCGTGGCGGTGGGATTATAGGCATTTGTCCTCTAGCACAATTCGAGTGCTGCCCAACATTACTGTGTCTACCGTTATTGCGGTTTCGGCGCGCAATGCTTTGTTTTTGGTGCGTGGGCAGTTGACGCGCTCACGGTCGCCACAAGCAACAAGAATTGCGCCTAACAAAATTGCCACAAAACTTACGCGCCAAATCATGCTGGCGCCTCTGGGAAATTTACTGTTTCTGCTGGTTTCCACGTTGCTGGGAAATCACGCAATGCCTGGCGGTACGTAGCCCAAGCGGTTTTGTCTGTAGGCGCGTCGGGCATCATTGCCCAGTCGGACTTTGACAGCAGACAGTCTCTTGTGACTCGGATTAAATGCAAAGGTATATTTGCCATTATGCGGCCTCGTAACTAAATGTTCCTGATAAAACGTCATTAACTGCCCATGTCATTGGCCCAGTCGCAAAAATTTCTTGGTATCGGTTGCCGCCGCCGCCGACGATATAGCCAAATGCAACTGTGGTTGAACTATCTATGCGTACCCAGCTTTGATAGTTAGTGCCTGTCGATTGGTCAAAACTTGATGCTGTACCGATGAGATGTGCGCCCAAAGCGTAAGCCGTAGTTACTGCGGTTTTTGGCAAACTCATTGTGATACCTCCGCCGCCACCGACAGTTGTAGTGCTGCCTAACGTCAACTTAAAAGCCACGTTTACGAGTGTGTTTATTTGCGAATATCGCGCAACTAAAACGCCGTTTCCAACTGTGATGTTCACAAAAGTAGGCGTGTAACTTTCCCATGCTGCGCCGATGCTGTTCATTGTCGCAGCTGTAAGCACTTGGCCTGTCGTTAGCCCTGCTGTGTATTGTGTCGCCATTAGTACCCCAGTTTGTTTTGGTTCAGTTTGCCATAAACGGCATCGTCAAGTGTTAAGTAGTTGTTTAGGTCTTGCGCGCTTAGGTAAAACGTAGCGCTGGCTTGCGACGGGTTGCCGCTAAAGGTTGCGCCCTCTAGCAGACAGTTGAACACGGTGCCTCGAAACGTAACGGTCACAGTTGAGCCGATCTGATCCATGCCATATGACGGGATGTCGCCGTTTTGTGCGCTCAGGTTGCAGGTCACGCTCAAAATGCGTTGTGTTGCTGTGCTGTAAGTAGACAGCAGGTAATTGGCAAAGTCTGTTGCCTGGCTAGTCGAGGCATTAAACGTGTTAACCAAATACGTGCGAAAAGGTGCTGAGCCTGTTTGTACAGTCGCCTCGCCAAAAGACTCTGGGTCAACAGTTACCTGTGTGTAAAAACTGTCTGCCAAGCTGCTAAACGATATTTGCTCAAAAATATGGTTGCTAGCGTCGTTTGTGGTGTCACTGAAATTGCCGTAAAAACCAGCAATTTTGCGGTATGCGTTTACCATCAAAATGCCGTCGCTGATGTCAATAAGTTTGCCGTTCATTGTCAGTACGGCCCTGTTTACCCAGTCGCCCCAAGTGCCACTAATTGTTGTGGCTGGGAATGCCTGAGTACCACCAAATGCGCTGGTGGTGCTGATATTTAAGCCTGTTTGTGTTGCGCACTGGCCTGCTTGCGCGCTCAAAGTGCCGGCGGTCATCGCGTAACTGTTGCCTTGCACTCGACCAAAGGCTGCAAAGTTCCCCTCGCAGCTCAAAGTAACAAAGTCTGCGTTGCCGACGCCGCCAGAGTAGGGGATGCCGTACTGCACCATTGCGTCGGTTATGCGACCGACAAAAAGCTGGCGATATGTGCCAGACGTGCCAAGCCTCACGGATATACGCAGCCAAGTGCCTGTGACAAAAAGGGCATTGGGGGTTGTGTAGCCGGTCGGATAACGCAAAACAACGTTGCCTGTATTAGCGCTGTAAGCGTCTAAAGGCTTTTGGCGGCCATATGTCAAAGACACGTTTTGCACATTGTCAACAACAGTTGTAAGCGTTGCGTAAGTCGCGCCGATCTCTACCTGATATTGGACTATTGCCATTAGAAAATGTTGCTTACCTTGATCGGCACGCTGCCGTTTTGGCGCATGTATGAGCGCAAGGCCTCAACTACTTGGTTAGGGTCGCCACCATAAACGCTTATATTTATGTTGTTGTTTTTTTCGGCGATATTGGCGCTGCCGTTGCGGCCTGGGTCGCTTGGCTCAACTGGCTCAGCCATACGGCCTATAGATATCTCTTGCAACATTTTTATGTCTTTGCCTGGCTTTAAAAGGTTGATGCCGTAAATCACAAGGTTTATGGCTTTGATCCAGCCGTTTGCCATGCCCTCAACATAATCGGCAACAAAGTTTACGACAGTGCGCACAACTTCTCTAAAGCCCTCAAATTTTTTGTATGCGTAAATTACAGCCGCGCCTAAAGCGAGAATGCCGGCAGTAATCGCTACCGCAGGGTTCAGCATCATTGCTGCGTTAACGGCAAGAATTGAGCCAGCCAAAATGCCCATGCCAGCAATAACAGCTGCAAGTAACTCTGGGTTTTTCTCTGCCCAGTCTGAAAACTTCTGAACTACGGGTAGCAGTTTTTCCATAATGGGCAAAAAGGCTTGCCCTATTGACTCTTTGGTTTCGCCAAAAGCAATGCCTAGTTTTTTCATGCCACCTGCAGCTGTATTCGCTGCGGCCTCGCCGGCACCACCAAAGTTTGCCTCTAACACTTTTTGCACATCGGCAAGGCTGGCGCCGTCTTTGATCATTGCTTTGATTTCTGGGCTAAGCGCGCCTAACGCTTTCATATTTCCCGCATAACCTTTTGACAACGCCTCGCTGACATCGACCAGCGGCTTACCTGTCGCCGCGGCTACGTCAGTGGCCAAGTTCATTAACTCTGTTGCTTTTGTAACGTCTTTGGTGGCAACGACTAACTTCTGAAACGCTGGCCGCGCCTCATCGTCCGATATTGCCGCGCTTTTAGCCAGGCTAGATATGTAAGACTCGACAGATTGCACCTGTGCATCAGTAGCCCCAGTGCTTGCCTTAATTTGTCGAGCAAGGCCAGCCTGTGCCGCCTGGTCTTCTATCGCTGCTTTCACGCTGTCGCCAATAACAGCAGTCACAGCGCCGAGTGCTGCAGCCGCAGGTACAGCCGCCTTTTTAATGGCAAATTGGGCTTTCTGCCCTACGGTCTCCAGCTGTTTAAATTCGCGAACAGCACTTTTTATGCCCTTGTCATCAAAGCTGCTGATAATGGGTATGGAAATCATTTGAAGTCCCTATTAACGCGGTTAATGACGCGCAACGCTGCGCGCTCAATTTCGGTGGTGATAGCGCGTATTTGGCTGTAAACGGCTGGCCCAAAAATGCGGGTGCGACCATGCGCTGGCGTGTTGCCCAGATTGGTTGCAAGGTTGTTGCTGGTACGTCGGCCTGCGGTCTCGAATATGCCGGTGGCTGCATCGGTCTGCTGAATGACGATTACGCCATCGTTGTTGCGCCTTGTATCCAATTTAACTTTGACGCCCTTAGAAGCCTTTGCAGGGTCATATGGGAACAGTTTGCGACCATTGTTAGACCACGGCTTAGACATTCCAGACAACGGCACGCCTAAAGTCGAGTAGCGCTGCTGGGCGGCCTGTATTGCCGGCGCGGCTATCTGATTAAGTTCTGCAGCAAACTGTTTGCGTAGCCCAGGCTCAATTTTGTTCAGCGCAGCCACAGCCTCTCGGATACCCACAAGTTCTGTGTTAACTGTCGCTGTCATCGTTGCTGCCTTGCTTTGTTCATAATACTAATGCAAGTGTTCAGGTCAGCGCTCAGAAATTCTATGTTCGGCGGCCAAAAGCCAGTCTCTAAAAGAAGATGACAAAGAGCTAGTCTGTAGCCGCCTGAGTAGGGTTTGAGTCTTCCTGCTCAACAACTTCGGGCATTGCTACCAGTTTTTTTATAAAGTCATCAAAGACAACTGGCACTGTGATGCCCTCTTTTTTGCTGGCCTCCCACGCAAGATAAGCCAAATCCTCTGCGCCAATGCCTTGCGCTAAATCTGACATTTTGCGCTTGTATTTACGCTCCCATTGCACAGCGCACCAAAGGTTTGTTGTGACCTGGTGCGGGCCGTCGCCAGTATCGAGTTTCAATGTTATTTGCATGTCTGCCGCCTTGCGTCGGGTTGTTTATGGTGCTGTGATATCGCGCGCGTATGTGCCGCCAACAAAGGAGGCGGTAACCATTGAGAGTTCGCCTACCGCGCCTGCAATGGGCGTGAAGTTGACGAGCTGCATGTTAATAATCGTGTACTCAGGGTTGCTTGCGCTTTCCGTGACGCCAGATGGCGAAATAGTCAATTCTGTTGTGCCGGTGCCTAAGTTGGCAAACAAGGTTGCCTCGACTTCTCCAGCGCCGTATGACAGGTACATTTCAAGATCTACTGCAACGGTCTGCAAGCCAGGCACAAAACGATGGCCTGTATCGCCAAACGCGGTGCTTTCCAAGCTGTCAACGCCAAGGGTAATGGTTGCGCTACGGCACTGGTCAGTTAAATCAACTTTTGCGCCGCCAGTTGTGGGCGCAAGGTTCACTGTCGGGTTAGTTAGATATGTTGAAGTTGCCATTTTGTCTCCCGTGGTAACACTTCGATATGAATAGAGGGTAGCACTTTTATGCTGTCTGTGCTTGTAAAGCCATTTGCAAGTTGTAACACGGGTAGGTCGCCCCGCCCATTTCAACTGCACCTGGCTGGCCTGACATCACAATAATTGGGCTTGCTAACACGCTGGCCGCAATGCTTAACAGTTTCTGCAACACTGGCAGGCCTGCTGGGCCTGTGCCAATGACTTTGACTTGGAATGTCATGCGCACAATGTTGCCTTTGCCGGCGATGGTCTCAAAACTTGGCGCGTCAAGAAACACGCAGTTAGGCACTATTTTTGTGGCATCGTTTACGACGCGCAGGCCTGTAACGGCTTGCAGTGTGGCTGTCACGTCAGCAATTGCCTCGTTAAACAAGTCTGTGTAAGCCATCAGGCGACCTGTGGGCGGTCGATGCCAAGCAACTGCTTAATAACTGGAGTCATGGCATTAACGTTTGCTTGGCCCATGCCGTCAAAGGTTGCAAAGGTGTCTTGCGTACTGCCTCGACTACGCCACAACGCTGCGCAATACATCAGAGTACCCAAAGTAACGTCGTGCCCAGGCGAGGTAGTTAATGAGTCTGCATAGCCTGACTCTTGACGTCGACGATAGGCAAAATCGTTGCCAGCGTTGCGGGCCTGCGTAAGCAGCGTGTAATCGTCTGACGGGTCGGCAATGTCTACACCTAAATAGGTTTCTAATTGCGCGGCTGTTACCCAGGTGCAGCTCTGGGTGTAAGTGACGGTGCCGGTGTAAATAACTGTGTAAGGCACGTCGTCGCCAGTGCAAGCAAACAACACTTGGTTTTCTCTGAGCACGTTCGCATTGAACATCAGCGCGCCTGACTCGCCGTCAACGCCGATGTACTCGTACAGCGGGATGTCAAGCACAGTAAACGTGCCGTTAAATGGCGCGCCAAGGCTGCCAATAGTTACCTGCTGACCTACAACAATTTCTGTAGGTTCCAGCGTTTGCACAACTGCGTAGTTATCCAGCAGTTGTTTGCCTTGTGTTTTGTAGACAGCCACAGCTGCGCCGCCTTTCTATTTAGGCGAGTGCAATTTTTTGTACTTGCTGAGCGTCAGCAACAAAAAGGCTTGCATACCCATGATACGACATGACCTTGCCCAATGTTGCAGGCTCATCACGCGTGAGGAGGCCCCTGATGCTTTCATAAAATTCGATAGCAGCGCCGCGAGCTACAACCATTGTTCCGGCTGCAAAGTTGCGGTCTGCAACAAGGTTTAAGCCAAATGGGTTAAACGTGTTTGCCACAGTGACGTTTGCAGCGCCCATGCCGTTTACGCCCATTAAACCAGCAGCGCCGACGTATGGGAACACTGGGCGTTTGTCTGCATCGAGCTGCGCGCCCAATGCTTGCCATACGCCAGGTGCAACAAAAATATGGTCTGGCAAAAAGTTTGTGTTAAGCAAAATGTTATATGCAGCAGTATAGATAGCGCTAATAAGGCTGCTGGGGTCGTTTGCCGTGACTGTCCATGTTGCGCCTGACGCAGTTGCGCCGGCTACTAAGCCGTCAGCTGCGAGGTTGTCGCTGGCCAACATGTACTGGCCCATGAGGTCGTTAATGATGATGTCCATCGAGCCAGGCGACGTAAAGTCAACATCCTGAACGGACAAGGTAACTTGCCCAGCCAAAGTTGTTTTGCTGATTACGTTTGAGGCAATAACTGGGGTAGTAGCAGACACGCCGCTAAGTTCAGTTGACTGTGTAGCAACGCTTGTGTGGGTAGTCCAAGTTGGGCGGATAAAAGTTTTTGACTGGCCGCCATCAGGATAAGCGCGAGCGCCCACAGCTGCGACCACAGGCCTAATGGCTTGGTTAAGATTCGCGAACACAGGGCCGAGCACTGGCACAGGCAGGAGGCCTGGGGTGTCCGTGGTCAAAACATCGCCAGCAGCAAACTGGAATGCTGACTGCTTGCTCAGCATGTAGTTGCGAGCTGCAGCAGAAACGTTCTCAAAAGTAGTGCCGCCAATGTGCATGGCTGCGAGATATTCGCCAGGTGTAGGCAAGTCAAATTGACGTTTTGCTGTTGCAAAAATTGGTGCTGATGCCTCAATGACTTCAGGTGCGGTTTGTTCTGACATTTCGACTTCCTCCGGTGGCTGTGGTTCTGTGTTTTCTTCGCCTGCTTTAGTATTGCACAAATTTTCTGAGTTTGTGTCAATACTTGCATTAACTTCGCTGATGGTCGCCCCCGCAAATGCCGGCTGAGGCACTAGCGACAGCTCTAACCACTCAGCAGCCTCGACAACCATGACGCCTGCCTCGTTGTAGCTAAACCGCGTCGGGTTTACGCCTACAGACACGCTGTCTAGTACGCCATCTCCAGCCAAGATCAGGGCCTCATCCCCTAGCGCAGTTGCACTGACCTTGGCTGAAAAATACATGTTTTCTTCGTCATCGTCGCGCTCGGTGACAAGACCGATTGCTTGGCTGGCGTCGTGTTGCATGTAGAGCTTTGGGGCTTTGCCCTCGACTGGGAGGCTGCCGCGCAGAAACATAACTTCCGTTCCGCTGGCGTTTGCGGTGACGTTGTACGGCACGGCAATGCCGGTGATGGTGCGCGCTTTGGTGCCGTCAGCTGCGGCTGCATCAACGGTAAAAGTGCTTGCGGTTACTCTGATCATGCTAATTCCTCCTGGGTATTTTCTTCTGGCATCGGTAAAACGTCAGCCACGTAGTTTTCTTCTAGGTAATTTTTCGCGTTAAATTTTACGTATGTGCCGCGTGGCAAAACGTTGTTTTGGCTTAGGGTGCTGGCGATGCACTCGGCGTATGGTTTCACGCCGAAAATGTAAAGGTCAGCGCGTGATTGCTCTGAGCTGGTGTAAGCGTATGCGCCAGTAGCGACGCCGACAAGGTAGGGCGGGATTCCGCAAAGGCGCGACAAGTCGAGCGCGCTGTACTGTGCGCTTTCTATCATCAGCATTTTGTCAGGTGTCGCATTGCTTGGCTCATACGTCAAAAACTCGTTGAGCACTGCCGTTTGGGAGGTCATGCGCGCTTGGTTAAAAGCGGCCCCGATATCGGCTAATTCCGTAGCGCTTAAGGGTTCGCCGCCAGTTTGTTTAAGGATTCCAGACGGTAAAGACGTCCGAGCCATGTTGTACCGTGATTCTTCGACTTTTAACGCGGTGGCAATAGTTTGCTGGCTGCTGTAAATGATGCCTTGAATGGGTGACAAAAACTGCACTAAATCTTCGGTGGGTATTTGTTGGCCGGCAAAGTAAACCTCTTTGCTGATGCCAAAGAATACTGGGCCGTCGGTTTGATCGGGGGTGGTGATACTGCCGGCAGGTATGCGCGTGAACGATGCAGGAAAACCGTCGGTGGTGCGTGAGCTGATGTACCAGAATGCCCTGCCGTAAAAGAGCAAATCATCGAGAGTCCAGGCCATCAAAAAGTTGTAGGTAACGGTCGGGTCAGGCTGGCGCAACCATGACCTCGGCGCAATGTCAACTTGTTCCATTTCGCCTGTCAAGTCGTTAAAAACCTCGTTGTACATTTGCAAAGGCATGCAAGCAATGACGCTGGCGAGCAGGTCGCGCGAACGGCTGACAGTTGCCAGAGACATTGCGCGGTTGCGCGCTGTGCCCTCTTGGTACTGGTAGAAGTGGCCAACAGAATTGGCGCCACCAATACCGACAGCGGCCTGTACTTTTGGCGCGTCGGCTTGTGCCGTTAAAGGCATCGGCGAAATAGCCGCTTTTTTAACTTGCTTGTTTGCAAAAATGCCCATGCTGTAAGTATGCCTCAAATGTTGCTGTCGTGTGGTGGTTGCCGACGTAGTCCGGCAGGATTGCCAGCAACCACCGTTTACAGGTTAGCCGTTAACGACAACTAACAAAGGCTTGTTTTTGGTAATTGGTTTAGAGGCCAGCGCGCTAGCAAAAATCATGCAGCGAGCCAGTTCTATTGGGCCTGCAGACTTGGCGCTTGACAAGGCGCTGCCAGCCTGGGTTTTGACCATAACGGCACGGTCGCAATGTTCGGCCAGTGCGTTTTCGCCAGTGTGAAATAGCCTGTTTTCAATAATCATGTTGCGCACTAGAGGCGTAAATTTCAGCAGCTCGCCGTAGCCGACGGTCTGGGATCGGCGCCTGTAAACCTCGGGTAGGTGCAGGTCTAGCATCGGGGTTATCGCCAGTTGCACGGTCTGGTCGGTTAGGACGCGCACAACTTCTGCCCACATGGCCTGCTCGGACTCGACAGCAAACTCAACTGTGCAAGTAACTGTGCCATCAGGATTCCCGACAGATCGAACGCCCACATAACGCGAGTCATCCAGGCTGCTGTCAATAGCCAAGGTTCCCCCTGTTGCTGGGATCTTGTCTGTCTGGCATTCAGCCCATTTGCCAACTGGTAGCCATCCTTGTGCAGCTGCTACCCACAGGTTCAGGTGAGCGCGTAGCCAACTGGAACGGTCGGGTGATTGGCTCGCAGCGATGAGCGCGTCAAGGCTGACGGTCACGCCGAGCGCAGGGTTTGACCACGCCCACCATTGTTGGTCATTTACATCAACGCCTGGCGGTGGTGACCATGAGGCAAAATAGAGTTTTCGGGAAACGCCGGCGTCGATATCGTTTATGCCCTGTTCTCTCATACGTAGCATTGCCGTGCTCGACTCATCCCCAGCTGTTGACCAACACGAAAACAGAGGATTGGCGCGCGCTATCTGCGATGGTTGCAAAGCATCAAAAACAACGGTCGGTTGGATATTCCATAATTCGTCGCACACGATTAGGTCGTTACTGCCGCCGTGAGCGTTGCCTGGCGTTGCGGCCCTGACTTCCCAGCGACTGCCGTCTGGCATGTCAACACTCTTGCGACCTAAAGCGCGCAAAGGCTTGCCGTCAAAATACTCGGTCAAAATGGGTTGCAGGTACAAAAAGATTGCCTCGGCCCTGTCGAGTTTGTGCGCGGTGCTCAGAATGTTTTGTGGCGTGCCGCGCAGCTGTGCAAACTCTGTAATCCACCAACCAATTAAGGCAGATAATGCGACCGTCTTGCCCTGCTGGCGCGCCGTTTCCACAAGCGACTGTGAGCGCAACAATTTGCCTGAGTCGTCATGTTCCAACTGCCCAGACAACGCATGAAGTTGCCAGTCCATAAGCGTTACGCCCATATATTTTTTTGCCCAGGCTGCGACAGCAGGCCCATACGACAAATCCCCAAAGCGCGCCGACTCCAGACGAGGCAAGGGTCTCCCAGTCAAAGCCAGTCCAGGCTGGTTCAGGCCAGTTACCGCCAGTTCAGGCTGGTTTCCCAAAAAGAGAGAGTTTGA